GTTTGGTATATTTCCTTGAGCTCTTTGATACCATTCTCAAGCTCGGATCTCTTCCAATCAAGCTCATGCTTCTCGGCATCAATAATACACATGGAATGTCTCGTAGCTCTGGCAATCTCGTCATCCGACGCGCCCTTAAGAGTCATATCCGTAATAAGATTGGAAACCTTACCCATTTCGATCTGCTTTTGCCGATTGGTAATAACTTCCATTCCTTCGTATTTCGGATATTCTTCTTTTGGATCATAGTCCTTAAGACCTTCTAATGTGTCTTTTGATTTTATCCTTACTTTTGTGCTAAGAGGAATAACCACTACAGAGTCGCCATCAAAATCCGCACCTGACAGTTTTTCAGCAACTTTCGAATTAATGCCAATTGCATCCGGAGCATCACCCAATACTTTCTCAGCAACAGAGCCTTTGTTTCTAACTGTAAGTTCCGGAATCTGGAACGTTCCTTCATGAGGAAATCGAACACAAACAACTCTTGTGCCATCCTTGTAATTAGGTGCATATACTTCATTATCCTTAAGTTCAGGAAATGGAATAATGACATGATATTGCTGACCAGGAAATGGCGCTGCTTTAAGCTCGGCCGCTGCTGTATCGCACTTGTCGCCATACTGAATAAGCAGATTTTTCTTTATAACCGGATTCTCCAAAGCCTTGAGCTCTTCGAATTCCAATTTCTTATCTTTAACGGCAAGGCTAAGTTGGCGATCGATTAATTCCTTTGGCTGTTTGGATAAGAACTGAGAAGGAAGGTTTTTGTCCCACTTCATCCAGGTACCTTCCGCATTGACGATATTTGCGGCAGAAACGTGCTTGGTTCCGTCTTTGTCCGTATATTCAAGCTGAGCCGATATTTTATCATCAATGCTCGCGCCGAACGGATTGTCCCAATTGATCTCTTTGGTTCCGTCGGCATTCTTCTTGGTCTTCATCTGCTTAAGAACCGAATTATCGCCTTCTCCAAGCATAGGTGTTCCGACATGCTTGTTGGTGTTGAAAACGACATCGTATCCAGGCGGTATGTCATCAGAATATACACACATGCCTTTTAGATAATGTGTATTGTCAACGCCCATTCTAATCTGAGCATAGCGGGAAGCACCGATCGAAATATCATCAACGCCTGGGCGAATCTCGATAAGACCGTCCTTATCCTTACCGCCTTCTTCACCATAGCGGACCAGGACTCTGTCTGAAGATATACACTCTACTTTGCGGAGACCCAATTCCGTAAGATTGCCACTTTGATCATAAACCTTGTTCTCGTCTTTAACTCTGGCGATGTCAAATTTATGCTCAAGAAGATCAGAATATGTTACGTCAGGAGCAGTAAGTGCTTTGATTGTAATCATGTTGCCAGGAGAGCCCATGTTACGAATATAAACAAGTTCCTGATGATAGCCCTTGTCCTCAAGCAGAGCAACAGCGGTACTTAAGTTACTGCTGTTTGTTCCAAGGTCAAGCTCTGTTCCAGGTCCTACATCAATATATTTTTTCTTATCGACAAGTTCTTTAAGAACCTGAGCCGTCTGCTGGGCAGCGTCCTGCTTGCCAGTCTTAAATGAATTGATCCATCCTCTGACTGTAGATTCATTTACAGCTTTTCCAGTATCTGTAAACTGAGCCATGGCTTCACCGATCTGCCTTTTGCTCCAATCAGGATGATCCTGCTCATATTTAGCAGCCATTCTGCAAAGTTCAGCAGTACGGTTCTTTGTTGCAACTGCGTAATCCTTAGCCAGCCGATCGGTTGATGGCTCGCCTTTCTTATTTACGCAGCCAAGTTTCTCAGCAATCTCTCTTTCGCTGAGACCGTCTCTCCTGAGTTTGCGAACCTTGTTGTAGAAATCAAAATATCGCTGAAGTCCATCATCACCAGAGCCCCAAGGATATCGACCGGAATGCCCGCCTTGTAAATGACCAACGCCATAATGCGCCAAATAGTCGTCAGATTCAATCAAGTACACTTCCTTCACCCCTTTCAAACTTCTTTATAACCTCGTTTAGATGTAAGATATCTTTAAGCGTACTGGCGATAGCTTCACCGTCAGGCTGCTCAATATAGATTTCTCCATTCTGATAGATCCGAGTCTCAAAGTTAGTTTTAAGAGGATCCAGTCTGTTTTCATAGCAATACAAAGCGGCATAAATATAGACCTGCTCAATCTTGGCAGGCCTTGTACCGGTTTTTAAGTCTGATACTCTTAATAGATTCTCTTTAGGATAGAACCTTACCGCATCTGCAGTTCCCTCGATGATGTTGGAGACCGATAGCTTTTGTTCAGAAGCCATCCTGAATCCAATTGAGTCACAAATAAATAGTTTCGTAGAAAGCAATGCTTCTCCTGGAAGATATCGAAGATGATCAAGAAGAATTGCACCTTTCTTTGGGTCGTAGCACTTCGAGGTGTCGAGCATATACTTCTCGTACACATGGGTTTTTACAGCTCTTAAGATCTCTCTGATTCCGGTGGGCTTTTGAGACAGGTCAATCTGATGCGATGCCCACTCATGAATCTCAGTGCCGATATCCGTTCGATACTTGTTCTTATACGACTCAATTGCCTGTGCGTCGGTATACTTCAGCCAGGCCGGTTGGCTAGGTGGGAATGGAGCGTGCGAAATGCTCGTCGAGCTCATGAAGTATTTCCTCCTTGTTTTCAGGAAAAATATAAGCGGCAAACGACATCTCGTTCAACCGCTTAACATACCTTGGCTGATTAGCCCTTGATCCTGTTTGCTTTTTACGTGCTTCTTTTTCGCTCGCCTTCACCTCAAGTGCGGCCCAAAAATCTTTATACAAAATAGTAAGATCAGGAATGCCGCTTTTGTAGTTAGCATCATTTTTCATCACGATGCAACCGGGATAGCGATCCTTTAGCTCAGCAATGAGACTTCTTTGAAAGTCTCGCTCAAGCATTAAATCACCACCTTTTCAAAAGAAATATGAGAACAATATTGCTTGTTCTCCTCTCTATTCTATTATAGGCGAAAAAATGCGCGCGAAAGTATTACAAAATTGTTACGTGGCGTTGTCTCTAAAATACCCTACATTGCACCATCCGCACTTGTCGTCATCGAACCATTTTGAAAACACGGCTTGAAGAATATCCTCGCTGTAACCACGATCAACCAGGTAACTTTTGAAAATGTACTCAGCATCAATGACATCAAACTCTTCATCACACATGTCGCACTTCTTCATAACAACCTCCTTAGCCTATGTACAAATATAAACTAAGGAGATTGTACGTCACCTGTGTCTGACTTTCAAGTATGTCAGCTGATTGAAGTCTCTCTTCTGCTTCAACGCTCTGGCTATTGCAAGATCAATAGGCGCAGCACTCGACAGATGATAGTAATATAACTCGTCAAACGGCGTGTTCATTCTGTCAATTCGCCCTTCCGCCTGCTTGGTCATGCGATAGCTGTATGACTGCGAGAAGAATATCATGCAGTTTGATGTTATACAGTTCCATCCTTCGCATCCGGCAGAATATTGAACCAGATATAGCCATCGTTCAGAGGATGGTACCTCAGAATGTACTTCTCCGTTCCATTCGCCATAGTCAACGCCAAGATCTTCGGCGATTTCTCGGAGCCTGTGGAGCTCATAGGAGAAGTTGTAAAATATGATGATTCTTTCATGGTTTTCAGAAGCGCGTCGAATAAAGTCGTATCTACTATCATTATCATTTGCCACCTTTCGTAATAAATAAAAGAGCTTGCCGGTTTCTTCTATTGCCTCATCTTCATACGGATCCCAGCGATCTTTCCAAACCGTCTTGTAAAGCGCCTTATCATACGGGAATTTCAAATATAGATGTGTAGGATGTGTGTGCCTGTCTACCTGCAATGGAACAGAAATGTCCATCTTATGCTTAAGCAGTAGTCCTTCATCGAGATACTTCTCAATCTTTGGATACTTCGTAAACCTGGAGAACACACAGTGTCTCTTGTTAAATTCCGTCTTGTTCCTGTAAAAGCCATTTGCCACAAACACGGGAATATAATCGGCCCACTTGTCGCCGGGCGTTGCGGAGAGAAGTATCCACCTATTCTTTCTGGTAATGTTCAGGAACGCCTTAACCCACGCTCCGGAACCAACAACTCTCTGCTCATCAAATATAAAGAACGATCCATAGACGTCTTTGTACTTCTTGATGTTGTTCCAGGAGTCCACCACCACCTTGCGTGTGAAGTTGAACGGCAGAGCCTCGTCTTCCCACTCCTTGCTGTCCCTCTTCTTCGCCGTAGTGATAATATAGAGGTCTCGGTCCAGATACTTCTCTTTGAAATATGCCAGTGCTGTCCTGCTCTTACCAGAACCTACATCGCCAACAAGAATGCATCCGTTCTTCATCTTCTTGATGGCAGCAAGCTGGTATGCATTTAGCTCAATAACCTTCATACCCAAGTTTCCTTCGCTCCTTATCTCTGGCAAGGGCCTCTTCAATTGCGACCCTAACATAAGTGCTGACAGGAATGCCGGCTTTCATCGAAGCGTCCGTGAGGTCCCAATATGTCTCATCTTCAAGGCGAACAGCTACATAATTGCGCTTCTTAGTCTTCTCATCTTTGAAGCGAGGACCGCGCTTGTGATTCACCTCTTTCAAGCTAAAAACCTCCTCTTTGAAATTGTGAATAATCGTTTACACTAATTAATTATGCGTTTACAATAATTGAATTATTCGTTTACAATAATTTGCACACTTTTTTTGGCCATTTTTCTCTATTTTTAGAACTTTTTTTATTTTTCGAGTAAAAATGGTATTCTAATTGTGCAATTGTGCGAATTATTGTAAACGCTATATGCATTTGCAAACTCTCACTTTGAAGTGCCTAATTATTGTAAACGCTTAATTGCCTAATTATGCGTTTACGCTAATTGCCCAAAGTCCATTTTTGCTAGACTAATTGTGCGAATTATTGTAAACGCATAATTCCGACGAATTAATGTAAACGCTTAATTGAATTATTGTAAACGCTTAATTCAGTCGTCTGAGAGGGGTACACCGGCCCATTTCTGCTCTAAATGATCGTCATCGAAGTCGTTTCTACCATCTGCAGTCTCGTCGAGAGAGAACCAAAACTCGTTGATCACAGCTGCACAGGGCTTGTGCGGGT